TTAACGAGGGTATTATGGAACAAAATAAATTTGTAAAGTATCATGTGTCATGCCATGAATGTGGCAGTTCTGATGCTGTATCAGTAAATGAAGATGGCTCGGCTAAATGTTTTAGTTGTGGCAAATTTTATAGTAATTATGAAAACAAGGTAACACCAATGGAAAAATATAAACAACCAACTACCATTGTAAATCCACATGGAGGTATATTTGGTAAATTAGTTGATAGAAATATCACGAAAGAAACAGCAGAAAAGTATGGAGTAAAAGTTATTTATGACTCAAATGGTCAAATGGCACAACATTTATATCCTTTTTACATAAATAATGAGCAATGTGCTACAAAAACTAGATATGTAAAAGATAAAAGATTTTCTTTCAATGGTTCTATACAAGGCTCTGGATTGTTTGGACAAAATTTGTTCAAAGAAGGTGGTAAATATCTTACTATCACAGAAGGAGAGTGCGATGCTATGGCAGCGTTTGAATTGCTAGGGAGCAAATGGGCTTGTGTAAGTATCAAAAGAGGAGCTTTATCTGCAGTAAAAGATATAAAAGAAAGTCTAGAATATGTAGAAAGTTTTGATAATGTTGTGCTATGTTTTGACAAAGACAAGCAAGGACAGGAAGCTGCAAAGAAAGTAGCTACGATTTTAAAACCGGGCAAGGCAAAGATTGTAACATTACCTAATGGATACAAGGACGCAAATGATATGCTCAAGCAAGGTAAACATCAAGAGTTTACAAGAGCTTGGTGGGATGCAAAACTTTATACTCCTAGTGGTATCATTAAAGTATCTGATAGGAAAAAATCCTATTTAAATAGGGAGAAAAAAGAAAGCATAGCTTTTCCTTGGGAAGGATTAAATAAAAAGTTATATGGTTTAAGGCAGGGGGAACTCGTAACTCTTACTGGTGGCACAGGTTTAGGTAAGTCTAGTGTTACCAGAGAGTTAGAGCATTGGCTTATTAATCAAACAAAAGATAATGTAGGAGTGATTGCATTAGAAGAAGATTGGAAAAGAACTGTTGATGGGATACTTTCTATCGAGGCTAATGCAAGACTTTACATTGACCAAGAACGAGAAAAGTTTGACAAAGAAACTATCATGCAAATGTTTGATAAAGTATTTGAAGAGGATAGAGTATTCATTCATGCACACTTTGGCACTAACGAGATAGATGACATCTTTGCAAAGCTTAGATATCTTATAGTTGGTTGTGATTGTAAGTGGGTTGTGGTAGACCATTTACATATGCTTGTTAGTGCTGTGCATGAGGGAGACGAACGAAGAGCTATTGATTCTATTATGACTAGACTTCGTAGCTTGGTTGAAGAAACAGGAGCAGGACTAATACTTGTATCACACTTGCGTAGAGTAGATGGTAATAAAGGACATGAGAATGGTATTGAAGTATCTTTATCTCATCTTCGTGGTTCAAATAGTATTGGACAATTAAGTGATTGTGTGATAGCATTAGAAAGAAATCAGCAATCAGATGATGAGCTTGAAGCAAGAACAACAAAGCTTCGTGTATTAAAATCTAGGTACACAGGCGATGTAGGACTAGCAAGTTCTTTAGTTTATGATAAAGATACAGGTAGATTATCAGAAGAAGATATGTCTGAATTTGAGGTGGAGCATAATGGAATTAGTATTTGATATAGAAACAGATGGATTAAATCCTACAGTAATATGGTGTATGGTAGCTATAGATGAATCTGGAGATGTGTATAAATATTATGAAGATACTTTAGATGAAGGTATAAAATTATTACAAGGTGCAGATAAAATTATTGGACATAATATTTTAGGATTTGATATACCTGTAATTAAAAAATTAAAAGGTATAGACTTGTACAATCCTGATAAAGTTGTAGATACTTTAGTTCTTTCAAGATTATTTAATCCTACACGAGAAGGTGGACATAGTATAAGTAAGTGGGGTTATAAGTTAGGACTACCTAAAAAAGATTCTCCTGAATGGACATGTTTTAATAAAGAAATGTTAGATTATTGTGAACAAGATGTTGTTATAAATAATAAATTATTTAATTATTTGAAAAAAGAATCTATCGGTTTTTCAAAAGAATCAATAGATTTAGAACACAAAGTTACATATTTATTAGAAGAACAAAAACAAAATGGATTTTTATTTAATGATGAAGAAGCTATGCTTTTAACATCTGAATTAAGTCTTAAATTACAACAAACAGAAAACAAAGTTCACGAAACATTTAAGCCTATATGGATAGATGATAAATTAATTACGCCTAAATTAAAAAAAGATGGACAACTTTCTAAACAAGGATTGACAGAGCAAGAATACACCGATATAATAGAGGGTAGACTAAAACAAAAACCTTTTATGAGAAAGACTCTTCAAGAGTTTAATTTAGGTTCAAGAAAACAAATAGGTCAAAGATTACAAGAGTTTGGTTGGAAGCCAAATAAATTTACTCCAACAGGTCAAGCTATTGTAGATGAGTCCACACTTAAAAAGATTACACATATAAAAGAAGCTAAACTTATAGCAGATTTTTTATTGTATCAAAAAAGATTAGCACAAGTTCACTCTTGGATAGAATCAGTAAATAAAGAAGACAACAGAGTTCATGGTTCAGTAATTTCTACTGGTGCTATCACAGGTAGAATGGCACACAGGAGTCCCAACATGGCTCAAGTACCTGCTGTTTATAGTCCTTATGGTAAAGAATGTAGGTCTTGTTGGACTGTTCCAGAAGGTTATAAACTTGTAGGTATAGATGCAAGTGGACTAGAATTAAGAATGTTAGCACACTATATGGCTGACGAGGAGTATATAAATGAAATTATTAACGGAGACATTCATACAGCTAACCAAAGATTTGCTGGACTTAAATCAAGAGATGAGGCGAAAACTTTCATCTATGCACTCGTTTACGGAGCTGGAGATGAAAAGATTGGAAGAATCATTAAGGGAAGCAGGGATGCAGGTAAACAACTGCGAGAACGCTTTCTTGCTAGTCTACCAACACTTAGAACTCTTAAACAACGAGTTGATAGAGCTTCGCAAAAGAAATATTTAAAAGGTTTAGACGGAAGAAAAATATTAATCAGACATAGACACGCTGCACTTAATAGTTTATTACAAGGTGGTGGTGCTATTGTTATGAAAAAAGCATTAGAGTTATTAGATTTAGACTTGAAACTAAATACTATTGATGCTAAAATAGTTGCAAACATTCACGATGAATGGCAAATAGAAGTTAAAGAATCACAAGCAGATTATGTAGGTAGGGCAGGAGTTCAAGCTATAAAAGATGCAGGTAATTTTTATAAAATGAGATGTCCTTTGGACGGAGAATACAAAATAGGAGACAGTTGGTATGAAACCCATTAAAAAAGATATGAAAAAATTTGACATTGATTTACAATATGGTCAGATAAGAGAAGATAAAATAGCAGAAATGTTTACTGATAAAAAAATAGAAGTAAAATCTGAAAGAGGTATGTGGATGAAAACAGGTAACATATGTATTGAATATCAATCATATGGTAAACCTTCAGGTATAGCAGTTACAGAAGCTGATTACTGGTTTCATAATCTTTGTATTGGCGATGATATATTCTGTACATTTATATTTGATGTACCAAAATTAAAACAGTTAATAGAAAAGTTAGACTTTAAAAAGTCTGTTAGTGGTGGAGACAACAACGCAAGTAGAATGTGGTTAGTAAATATACAAAAACTATTTACATCAGATGTATACAAAACATTTGAGGATTTAAAAGATGAGTAATTATAAATCAGAAGCAGGTCATTGGTATGACCACAACGGAGAACCTATGTATACCATTGTAGGTGCTAATGGTAAAGAAAGGAACACAACTCTTCGTGATGCTAAAAAAGAAAGGTTAGTACCTTCTGTTACTACGATTATAGGTATAGCAGCAAAGCCTTCATTAGAAAACTGGAAGATTACACAAGCTTTAGAAGCTTCTTTAAATCTAGATAAAGATGACCCAGATTATATAAACAAGTGTAAGAATGCAGGTAGAGAAGTAGGAATGAATGCTGCAAAACAAGGTACAAAAATACATGCACAAATAGAAAAAGGATTTTTAGGTGGAGCTAAAACAAAACCTTACAAAGTTATTAAGTCTTGGTTAGATGCAAACTATCCTAATGAAGAATGGATAGCAGAAGATTCTTTTTGTGCTAACGAAGGATATGGTGGTAAGATAGATTTATATTCTAAGTCTGGTATATTTATAGACTTTAAAACTAAAGACAACTTAAAAGGAAAAGACTCTGCTCGTTTAGTATATGATGAACATGGTATGCAACTGTCAGCTTATGCACAAGGTTGTAATGTAGAAGACCCTGAAAGGATATCTATCTTTGTTGATAGAGCAGATACAGAGTTAGTTTTAACTCATGTATGGGACAAAGAAACACATTATAAACACAAAGAAATGTTTAACAGTTTACTAAATTATTGGAAGCTTGTTAAAAATTATGACTCTACAGTATTATGAATGGAAAAAAAGCAAAACAACTTAGAAAAAAATCTAAAGAATTAGTTATTGAATGGTTAAAAACTATGTTAATAGATGAAGAAAAGAAAAAACTATCAATGGATAATTTTGAAAAATACTTACCAGAACAAACCCATGTGTATATGAATAAAAGAATTATGGTTTCTTCTTACACACCTAAATGGTATATGAAGAAATTAAAAAAGGAGTATTATAAAAAATGAAATACAAATTTAATGAAGATAAATTATTAGTTGAATTAAAAAAATATATTTATGATACATACGGTCAACACTATGTATCAGATAAGTATCAAGCTACTGATGTTATTGTAGATGCAGGACATGGAGAAGGTTTTTGTATTGGAAATATTATGAAGTACGCTAAAAGATATGGAAATAAAGAGGGTAAAAATAAAAAAGATTTGTTAAAAATATTACATTATGGTATAATTATGTTACATATCCACGACATGGAGAGCAAAAATGGTTGATGATAAAATAGGAACTAAGCCTTACTTAGGAATTGAAATAGACTATGATAAAGAAAAAGAGTTTGATAAATTTAGTCTAGATACACTCAGAGATAGATACTTCTGGGAAGGAGAAACACATGCACAAGAAGCGTTCGCAAGAGCCTCGGTTTTCGGGGCTACTTACAAAGGGGAGACAGATTTTGAACTGGCTCAAAGA